ATGAAAAAAGCATATAAAGATTTGAGAAAGAACTTAAAAAACTCTTTCGATAAGCTGCCAAGTACAGATGGTTATCCTGTTGTTGAAAGTGTTGAGCATTGGATTAAGCAGCATTGTAAGAAATATTCAGAAGATCATCTTAAAATAGTGGTAAAGATATATGGGTCATATCCTTATCCATATCAAAAGAAAGATCGTAAGAAAGTTTTGAAGTATTTGAAGAAAAATAAAAAGTTTATGATATAACACTTTGTGCCGCTACAACACACCCACTCATATTCTACCTCCTTATTAGCTAGGTCTGACATGGCCTAGTTAATAAAACTTTAATCAAAACTTAACTATAATACAAATCGAACATTTAATAAGGCATCATTAGGCTAGGCAACTTCCCATGGCTCTCCTACTTAGTGATGTCCTATTAAGTGTTTCAAAAGAGCCATGGACAACTCTATTAAGCACTAATCAAATTAAAGGTTAGACATGCAGATCACAATAGTCTCAAACAACAAAGGTAAAATGTGCAAAACATATAATAAAGATTTGACCAAAGATGGATCAAGTCAATTATATGAAGGTGGTTTTAAAGTTTTAGAATTAGAGTCACTTGAGCAAATAGGTGATATTAAGAAGAAACTTAAAAATAATCAAGCAATAATTCTAGGTATTCCTATTGAGAATAATACAGAAGGTAAGATATATAGTAGGTCAAACTTTAAAGGTCATGGTATAACCAGAACTAAAGATATGTTTACAAATGAAGATGGTATCATTATGTTTGATTTTGATCTTCGTGAATATGGAAATATTACTTTAGATGAATATCGAGATATGCTTATCAAATGTGATCCTCAACTTAAGAACTGTGAGATGTTTCTAACATATGGATCAAGTGCGGGTATAAGTAATAAGAAAGACAAAACAGGTTGGGGATCAATCCATGCTTATTGTCGTATCAATAAAGAAATTTATATAAAGTCATATTCTGAAGCATTATTTAATAATGGTCTTAATTTAGGTTTCGGTGAGATTAAAGTTAATGAGAAAGTATTCAGAGGATATATCAACGGTATTATAGATCTTGCTGTACTTAAAGGTGATGCTAGTCGTATTATATATGAAGCAGCGCCAATACTGCATAAGAAGCTAATACGTAAGACGAGAGATGATCTCTATTATTCAGGTGGAGTTATTATAGGTTCACAAATAATCAAGACTGGTCTCAATACTTCATATCAAAATAAGATCAACAATATTATTGAAAATCTTAAGAAGAAATATAAAAGTACATCTAAAGAGAAGAAAGAGATTATCAGTAGAAAGTTAGATCGTACAAACGAGATATATGGATCAGAGGATTTAATCTTAAATGATGGCAGCAAAATTAAGGCTCGTGAGATATTAGTAGGGAATTATACTGAGATAAGTATGAGAGATCCTTTTGAGCCTGAAAAGGGTATGAATAAGGCGAAAGTATTTGAAAGCTTGGATCTTACTAAGAGACCAGCAATGCATTCTTTTGTTCATGGTGGACAAATGTATTATTTCCATTGTGATCTTAAGTCTATTCCATTTCTTGTAGAAAATCTTGAAGAAGAGGACATATTCACTATTGTTAAGAGAGATTTCAAAGGTTATATGTTAGATAAAGCAGTCAATGTTCTTGTAGATACAATGGACAAAACAAGGGGTGCAATAAAAAAGTACTTAAAAGAGTCAGACTATAGTAAAGTTCAAGATCTTGTATGTAATGAAGAAGGCTTCAGTGAAGAAGAAGATATAGGAACAGAACAAAGTCAGGCTCTACATAGACTTAGCAACACATTTTTCATACGTGAGAATAAATCTCCATTATATGGTGAGATAGTAAATGGCAACGTTATATATGGAACACCATCTAAAATGCGTGAGCTTTACAGTCCATTCGATACTAAAGATGAGAACTTCTTTCATGCTTGGGCTTCTAATGGTGATCTTCGTAATGAGGTAATGGGTTTCCGTTTCAATCCATCAGAGACATCTAACGAAGTTACATCAGACGGATATTATAATCTATGGCAAGGCTTTCGTGCAGATCCTATTGAAGGTGATCTCGATCCATTTATCCATTTCACTAAAGTTATTATATGTAATAACGATGAAGACAAATTTACTTACCTCATGGATTATCTAGCTAACATGGTACAAAACCCTGGTAACAAAGAAGGTGTAGCTATAGTATTACGTGGTAAGAAAGGTGCTGGTAAAGATACGTGGATCCATGCTGTTGCTGGTTTATTCCCTGAAAACTGTTATACTCCTGTAAATAGTATTAAAGATATAACATCTAACTTCAACATAAATCTTCAAGGAAATATCATTGCTAATATAGGCGAGGCATTTTTCAGTGGTGATCATGGTGCTAAAGCAGCATTAAAGACATTGATCACAGAAGACAAGAGAAGATATGAGCCTAAAGGTGTTGATGCATTCACAGATGTTAACTATACTCGTGTCTTTATGAGTTCGAATGATGATTGGGTTGTGCCAGCTGAAGGTAAAGATGAAAGAAGATTTTTCGTACTTGATGTAAACAATGATTATATGCGTAATCGTGATTATATGGGTAAGTTTAAGATATGGAAGAAAACTAAAGCTGCCAAAAGTGCTATACTATATTATCTAATGGAACGTGAGATCACATCAACATTATTTTATGCACCTGAAACTGAAGCACTTGTTGAACAGAAAAAACATGGTTTACGAGGCGTTGAGAAATGGTTATATGATTGCGCATACAGTAATATATTGTTAGGAAGTTCTTTTGAAACAGACTTCTTTAAAGTTGACCATTCATCTCATGATCTATTTATGGCTTATAAAGCTTCAACAAGAGATGAGTTTATCAGTAACGAAGGCGTAAATAAAAAGATTTCACAAATTACAGGAAGCCATTCTAAAGTTGTTAAACGTTCTGGTAAGGTCTTTAGAGTTAAATCCTTTAAAAAGAAGAATTTTATTAAGAACTTTATAAATTTTACGGGTATTACAATAGAACTTCTATAATTGTAGAACCCTCTTTAAATATAGAGGCTTCTTCATCAAACTCCCTCATTTTTTAAAACTCCTTAAATAATTGTAGAACCCTCTACATGCAATCTTTAAACAATCTTTGAATGAAAAGGTAACACGTAACGGTTACAGTACGTCCGGCAAGTCTACTTATAAGATATATTCAACTATTCATTAGTTGTAAAAGTATGAAAGTCAATATATTATACTAAGTGTAACCGTTACCTGTTACCTTTCTTAAATAAAACAAATAAGGATCCTTAATAAAACTTTAAACAAACTTTGAATATAATATAAGTATAACAAATAAGGAGTCTTAAATGGGAAAGATTATATGGTTAACTGAAATACCTAAGAAAATACGTAAAAAATTATTGAAGAAAATTAACAAACAATATAATGTTAATATTGAAAGTATTTTTATAAATGAAGTATCAATAAGTATTTTAGCTCAATATCGCCAATTTGAAAAAATATCAAATAAACAAATTAAAGCTCTTCAAAATATGAGTAATGGAATTAGTGGTTATAAAAATGGTGATTATATATCTAATCATAATTCAAACCGTGGACAATCACATAATGATCATTCTTGGGAACAAGATGAAGGTTATTGGGATGATCTTGGAAGTATGGGTTATCTCAATTAATAATTCTTTAAACAAACATTGAATATAATACAACTATATTTGAATAAGGAATTATTATGTCTAAAAAACATATAACATCTGCAGATCTTGTAATTGATCATGGGGATGAAATAAAAGAGTTAAGAAATAAAGGTATGACTGTTACAAGACTTGTAGCAAAATATGGTTGTGCACGTAATACAATGACAACAACACTTATTAAATTAGGTTTTGATGGTCCTAATTGGACAAAGAAAAATGAAGCATAATTTCAGCTCAGGAGCTAAGAAAGATCTCTTAGTTATATTTTTCGCTCGTTCATTGATTTATATCGCTTTGGATATGCAGAAAGAAGATGCTGAAGGTACCATAGCTAGAGACAGAGACAACAAACATTTCAAAGAGAATAAACGTATTGATAGAAGATTACAACGTCTTCTAGATACAATAGATGAAACTGTATCTAAAATTCCTGCACCACTTATGGCAACATTATCTGTTTGGTTAAAAAAACAATTAGCTTATAAAGTTAAGAAAGTACTTGAAAAACTATCTCATAAAGAAATTCAATTAGAGATGTTAGCTCTATTGATATTATTTGCTAACTTTGAAAATCGTAAAGTATTGATGGAGATTTATAAGAAGTTTGAAGATGCTTCATTATATTTTGATGATGTTGAATTACTTATGAAGGTTGGTGTGTCTGATGATACAAATGGAGATATGTTTTTATTAGCATATGATGTAGTACAACAAATTAAAGGATAATAATGAAAATACAAGTAGAAGATCTTACAAGTTTATTTACAGTAATTGAAAGAACAGTTAATGAACGTAAAATGCCGGATAAACAAAAGCCTAAATGGATTAGAATATTACAGATAGTTGCTAAGACTGCTTATGATCTTGGTAAGAATGGTAAAGCTGATATTGAAATATGAATATATGGGGTAAATTCCTTATAATTAATACTGTGATATGTGAATGGGTTATAATAGCTTATGATCTATATCATTGGTAAAAGGATATGAAATGAATGTAAGAACATTAATGGTTAAAGATAGTCTTGCTAAAGCTAAGGCTATATACATTCTTAAAGAACTTCAAAAAGATATTAAAGAGATTTGCAATGTCAAAAAATTTAACTAAAAAAGAAAAGAAGTTTTGTAAGTTATATATCAAAACTCGTAATCAATTAGACACTAAGCTGCAGCTTGGATATGATATTGATATAAACAAAAAGCGTATTCGTGAGTATATACAATCATGCCCTATTCCTGCTGAGTTTGAAATACCTAAAGATCCTATTCTTAGAACATTATATGCTATTGCTACATTCGATCCACTCACAATGTATGACGCTAAAGGAGACGTTAAACCTCTTAAGTCTCTTACTGATGAACAACGTATGGCAATCAGATCATATACAGAAACAAAGTATGGTGCACATTTTACTACACATAATAAGCAGCAAGCATTAGAGTCTCTTATGAAACATAAAGGTTTATATGAGAAAGATAATGATCAGAAGAAACCTGTTATTGCACAGCAGCTTAATTTTAATGATATGTATTCAAAGGATAAGTAATGGCTAAATTAAATAAACTATTTTTTAAAGATAAAATTACTTATACTGAAAATGGTGAAATGAGATTATCAATTAAACCAACAAAATTATTTCTTATTCTAGCAATTATTAAAATATCTTTTAAGATGATAATAGAAATTATTAAGGATCAATAATGGCTAAAAGAAGATTACTGTTACAAGGCTACTGGTTTTTAAATCGTAGAAGAAGAAGAAAATGATACAACTAAATCCTAATCTTAAATATGTATGGACTACTAAAGCTGATTTAAAGATCATCAAAGGTGGTCGTGCTTCTTCTAAAACTCATGATATTGCTGGGTTTAGTATATTTCTTGCTTCAAAATATAGAACAAAATTCTTATGTATTAGACAGTTTCAGAATAAAATTCAAGAGTCCGTTTATGCTGTACTTAAATTAAAGATTGAAGAGGCTGGATTAGAAGATCAATTTGAAATGCTTAAGTCAACAATTAGACATAAGGTTACAGGTAGTGAATTCTTCTTTTATGGTATTAATAGAAATATTACAGAAATTAAAGGTTTTGAAGGTGCTGACATATGTTGGATTGAAGAAGGTGAAGGCTTAACTGAAGAACAATGGAGTGTAATTGAGCCTACTATTCGTAAAGATGGATCTGAATGTTGGATCAGTTATAATCCACGTATGCAAGAAGATTTCATTGAGACATTTAAACATGATCTAGATAATGGTGTATTAGTTGTTCAAATTAATTATGATAAGAACCCATTTCTTTCTGATACTATGGTACGTAAAATTGAACGTATGAAAGATAAAGATTATGAAGAATATGAACATATTTATTTAGGTATTCCAAGACAAGATAATGAAGAGTCAATTATAAAACGTAGTTGGTTAGAAGCTTGTGTAGATGCTCATAAGAAGTTAAACGTTGTACCATCAGGACAAAAGGTTGTTGGATTTGATGTTGCTGATGATGGTGAAGATAAAAATGCTCTAGTGAAACGATATGGACAATTATGTGAACATATAGAAGAATGGAAAGCTGCTGAAGATGAACTTAATAGAAGTGCTAAAAGAGTTTTTAATTATGCTTTAAAAGATAGATCAAAAATTGTTTATGACTCAATAGGTGTTGGTGCTTCTGCCGGTAGTAACTTTAAAGATTTTAATTTAGCAACAGGTGGATCAGTACATAACTTAATATATAAGAAGTTTAATGCTGGTGCAGTTGTTGAAAATCCTGATCATAACTATAAAGATACAGGGATCAAGAATAGAGATTACTTTGAAAATCTAAAAGCTCAAGCCTGGTGGGATATTGCTGAAAGATGTAAGAAAACTTATAATGCCGTTACAAAAGGTGATGATTTTAAAGAGAGTGATATTATCTCTATAAGCTCTGACATCAAATTATTAAATCAATTAATTAGTGAATTATCTACACCTAAACGTGATTTTGCTAAATCGGGTAAAATTAAAGTTGAGTCAAAAGATGATCTTAAGAAACGTAAAGTTAAATCACCGAATGTAGCAGATGCTTTTGTTATGTCGTATTATAATTTAAGATCTTCAGGTGTAGATGCTATGCTTGCTTAAAAACATGATATAATTGGCAATTAAAAAAACATAAGGAAATATTATGCCACAAAGAATAGATGCAAAATTAAATCTCAACGCTGTACAAACTAGTGATACTTTTTATGCTAAGTTTAAAAATGGCGGTAGTGATGATTTAACTGTTAAGGGCGATATAACACCAGTTGAGTTTACATTAGAAGATTTACCAACACAAGATTTCTTACTTCAAAGAGTTACATTCTTAATCGGTGCGGAGGAACTTGTAACTCTTGATCAGTTCGGTAACATTGCAGCTTTAGCTAATGGTGTTTTATTTAGTGCAAATGGAGATACTCCCGCCATAACTGCAGAAGTTCCTATTCAAACAAATGGTGATGCGATTTTAATTTCTTCAAATGTTGAGTTAGAAACTATATCTTTTGCAGCAGTTGCAGCAACATTAATATATGGAACATGGGACTTCACGGAAACATATAATGAGAATGCTCCAATTATTCTCAACAAAGATTTAAAGATTATAGTTCAAGATGATCTTACCGGTATGGATTACTTTAAAGTTTCATGTCATGGTATTTTATTAAGTTAATAAATGAAAGAACTTCTCATTAATATGCTTTTATGTAATATTAATGAGCAATTAAGATTTAAAATTATAAAATTTAGGAGTAAGTATGACATTTGAGTTAGGTGGGTTAGTTACATTAGCTGTTTTTATTTTAGGTTTGATTTGGAAAGTGGCTCAAGGCCATTTTACAATTAAAGAATTATCGGATAATGATGAGCTAAACAAAGGTCGGATTAATAAGCTTGAAAAAAGTGAATTAAGAATGACAGAAGCTCTTGATCGTACTTATGCCACTGAGAAGTTTGTTTATGATGTATTTATTACTCGTAAAGAACATGATACTTCAATGGAAAGACTTGAAGAAAAGCTTGTAACTGAAATGCACCATATGAATACAACTCTTGAAAAGATATGTAAAATCATTGAAGGTAGTGCCTTCCACCAAAAATAAAAAGGATATAAAATGGAAACAGCAACACAGGAATTGATCTTTCAGATCATAATGATTATTATTAGTTTAGGTCTTACAGCCTTAGGTGTATATGCTAAAAAGCTTATCACAACAAAAATTGATGTTACTAAATATGGTTTTGAAAATGATCGTATTGAACGTATTTTAGATAATGCAGTAAATTATGCAGAAGCTATTGCAATTAGAAAAGCTAAAGATCAAGCCGTTAAACTAACAGGTAATAGTAAGCTAACCTTAGCTAAAGGTTATATTGATAAAATTGATCCAGCTATAATCAATAAATACGGTAATCAAATTGAAGATATGTTGAGCCGTAAAGTTATTCAGGTTTTAGGTACAAAATAATGGATTGGGTAAAACTTATATTAGGATTTCTTAAAGAAGTTTTACCCACACTTACAACATTTATGGTTGGTCGTAAATCTAAAGAGTTAGAAAATATAAAGGATGAAAATGATAAGCTTAGAAAATATCAAGAAATTGATGATAGTAGCGAGTCTAGCGCTGATGATGCTTACACTGCAAGCATGTGGAAGTAAATCAGTTTGTCCTTCATATCCTAAACCATCTCAAGATGTATTGATTAAAATCAAGTCATTACAATCACAAGAAGTTGATGATTGGATTTTGAAACAATATAAATTAAATCAAAAATTAAAGGTCTGTAATGAAAGTTATTTTAAGTAGATTAAAGACAGATAATAAAGGTACTATTGGATTTTTAAAAATAGATAATGATCCTATGTATTTTACATTAGAAGATCCATATCACGATAAAAAAATATATGGCGATACTAGAATTCCTATGGGTAGTTATGAGATCAAACTTCGTGACGAAGGTGGTATGACTAAACGTTATAAAGATAAATATGGTGCAGAGTTTCATAAAGGTATGTTATGGCTTCAAGATGTACCAAACTATGAATGGATTTATATTCACACAGGCAATACTAAGGAACACACTGAAGGTTGTATTCTTGTAGGTATGATTGCTGATATTAGCTCTGAAACAAAAAGCGTTGGTAGAAGCAGAGATGCATATAAAGAGATTTATAGTAAAATATCAAATGCAATTTTGAATGGTAATAAAGTAACTATTCAAGTAATTGACGAATAAGGATTTATAATGGCTAAGAAAAATAAAAAGAAATTCAGTAAAGCAAATGATGGATTTGAAAATCTTTTAACTGGTTTAGGTACTTCTAAAGATGCTCAAACATTTATGAATTTTAAACGTGGTACGTTACTTAGTCAAAATTTAGAATTTATTTCTTCATTATATTCACAAAACTGGTTAGCTAGTGCTGTTGTTAATGTTCCTGTTGATGACATGACTCGTAATTGGATTGAGATCTTAGATGAGGATGCTTCTAAAGAAGAAGTTCTTGAAAAAGAATTAAGTCGTTTAAATGCTCAAAAGAAAATTAATCAAGCATTAAAATGGGCATCAGCTTATGGTGGATCAATTATTATAATGATGATCAATGATGGTCGTGATATGTCTGAAGAGCTTACATTATCTGCTATTAGAAATAAAGGTATTAAAAACCTTATAGTATTAGATCGTTGGAGAATAACAACTGGACCAATAGATACTAACCTTCTGTCATCAAACTTTGGCCTACCTGAGCATTACCTTGTATCAAGAAATGGACAACAAATACATCATTCTAGAGTACTTCGTTTTGATGGTGAAATTACATCAATAGAAGATTTTGAAAGAAATGGTTATTGGGGTTATTCTACTTTTGAAAAAACATGGCAGCCAATTAGTAATTCTCAAGGTTTATCTTTAGAGATTGCTGGTATGACTAAAGAGTCAAACATTGATGTGTATGGTATTGAGGGTTTAAATGAGATGATTGCTCTAGGACCTGAAGGTGAAGCTGCTGTAACTAAACGTTTAACTGTTGCACATCAGCTTAAGAGTTATATCAATGGTATTGCATTAGACTCTAAAGATACTTATGAGAAGAAGTCAAATGCATTTGGTGGGTTAGCTGAACTTGATGATAAATTTTTATTAAAAGTATCAGGAGCTTCAAGAATACCTCCTTCTAAATTATTAGGTAAACAAGAAGCAGGATTAGGTGATAGTGGTCAAAGTTCATTAACTAATTATTATGATGATGTTTCAGGTCGTCAAGAAAATGAAATGACTGATCCACTTCAAATGTTATTGAATGTTATATATGCTGCTTCATTTGGTAAACCTAGAGAAGTTGCATTTGAATATGCACCGTTATGGCAAATGAGTCAAGAGCAAGAAGCAAATATATCTCGTACAAATGCTGATCGTGATGCTGTGTATATAGATAGAGGTATCATTAGTATTGAAACTGTACAAAAACAATTATCATCTGACCAGGTATATACTAATATAGAAGAAGATATAAATGGATCTGAAGATTTATTTGGCGATATTGATAATGAAGAAGATGAAACTGACACGTTCCAGGATATTGAGAATTAATTATGAAAATTGATATAGCTGAAATAGCAAGACAAAATGGAAAGAAAGGTAGTATTGAAGTTAAGCAACGACCTATTCCTAAAGTTGAAGCTGTTCAATATTTCAGAGAACTTAATAAATTAACTAAAGCAATGCGTCAAGATATTAAAAAAGAGTTAATGCCTTTACTTAAAGCTTTAGAAAATCAATATGCAACTGACGGATATGCTGATCAAGTATCACAACTTATTAGAAGATTAACATTAAAATATCAATCATTAACGGATATATTTGGTAAATCAACTGCACAAAAAATGGTTGCTAGTGTTTCAGTTAAAAATGAAAAAGCATTTAATACATTAGTTAAAAAATCTGTAGGTGTTGATCTTACTTCCATAATAGCTGCTGAAGGTTTAAATGATTTTTTAGAAGCGCAAGTTAATAAAAATGTTACTCTTATAAAAAGTATTCCTGATGAATATTTTAAATCTATAGAAACTGTTGTTATGAATGGAACATCTAATGGATTACGTTGGGAAAGTATAGCAAAAGAAATTGGTGGTATTAAAGATATATCATCAGTTAATGGTAAACTTCAAAACCGTATAAAACTTATTGCTAGAAATGAAACATCTAACCTTAACGCTTCTATTAATAAAAAGAGACAAGAAAATTTAGGTATTACTCAATTCAGATGGGAAACTTCTGATGACGAAAGAGTAAGATCAAGTCATGCTAGATTAGATGGTAAAGTTTTTGATTGGGATGACTTACCTGTTGTTGATGGAGTTAAAACTTCACCCGGCAGACCCATTAATTGTAGATGTGTTGCCATACCTATAATTAAGATATAATACTTTAAAAGGAATTTAACATGCCAAAAAGAAACATAGCTGTAGATAATGTTAACGTTAATCTATTATCTAATAAGATAGATCCTCATACTGGTTTTCTTCATGTTAATGTAACTTTATGTCGTTCAGGCATTCAAGAATATGTTGGACGTGAATTAGGTTTAACAGGTAATGATGCTGGAAAATTCTTTAACGTATTAAGACCTCCTGATGAGGTTACAAAACAAGAAAGTTTAGATACATATAAAAATCTTGTTGTAACAGATGAGCATCCAAATAAAAGATGGGTTGATTTAGAAAATGTAAAGTTTTTACAAAGAGGTCAAGTATCTAATATTGATATTGATAATTCTCAAGATGAAGTACATTTAAAAGGTTCAATGGTTATAACAGATCAAGGATTAATAGAGAAAGCACAAAATGGAAAAGTAGAAGTTTCATTAGGTTATGCTTTTAAATTAGTTGCTGAAGATGGTGTGTATAACGGAGTTTCATATCAGTTTAAATATACAGATATGATAGCAAATCATCTAAGCGTTGTCTCAAAAGGTCGTTGTGGATCATCTTGTAGTATAACAAATGATAAAAAACATGATATAATTGTCGATGAAATTAAAAAACAACAAGGAGTTCCTGTGAAGGTTAAGATTAATGGAAAAGAATTCGATGTTTCTGATGAGATTGCTGAAGCTTTAAAAGCTGAACGTAAATCGTCTACTGATGAGATGGACGAAGTAAAAAAGAAAGTTGAGGATGAAGCTGATAAAGTTGAAGAAACTGAAAAATCTAACGATGCGTTACAAGCAAAAGTAGATACTTTAGAAGGTAAACTTTCAAAAGCTAATGACTCACAAATGAGTGATGCAGATCTAAACCAAATGGTAACAGATAGAGCTAACCTTGTTGCTTTCGCAAGAGGCGTAATTGGTAATGACGAAATGCCAGATACAACTTGTCCAATGGCTATTAAAACTGCTGTTGTTGAAAAACATTTCAATATCTCAGTTGATGGTAAATCAGATGCTTATATTGATGCACGTTACGATATGGTTCAAGAGGACCAAGTTGCTGCTGATGCATCTGTTAAAAAATTAGCTGACGATATGAAAAAAGATATAGACGAGAAGAAAATAGGTAATGATAAAATTGCTACTGATGCTCGTGACGCTTATATGAAAAAGAAAGGAATGTAATCATGGTACAAAATTCTTATGATTTTAAACACGCTGAAGGTTTTGTAGGTCAAATGGCTGATTTACAATTAACAAACGTATTAAGTAGAAATGCGGAGGCATCAGAAATTGATTTTGGTCTTGCTGTAGTTCGTGGAACTGCCGATGATCAATGTAAACTTGCAACTGCAACTGGTGGAAGCTTTTTAGGTCTTACTGTTCGTACAATTGCAGGAACTGCTAATACAGCAGGTGATCGTAAATATCAAATCAATGAAAGTGTAAACATTCTTGATGAAGGTGTTATTTACGCTATTTGTGAAGATGGTTGTGTACCAGGTGATGATGTATTCTTTAGACATACTGTTGCTGGTGTAGAAGTTCTTGGTGCTTTACGTACTGATGCCGATACTGCTGACGCTGATCAAATCCCTAACGCTGTTTGGGATACTACTACTGCTGCCGGTGAGATCGGTAGAGTTAAACTTAAATAAGGAGTCTTAAATGGCTAAAATACATTCATTACCGGAAGGTGTTGTAATTACTAATGATGCTGATGCTGGTTTAGGGTTCGTTGAGTCAACTCTAACACACGTAGAAGCTAAAGTTTATGAAACTGAATATCGTCATATTGTTTATCAAGATATTGTTCCAGTTTCAAACGAAGCAGGAGAAGGTGCTACTTCAGTAACTTATTATTCTGTTGATGGTGCTACAATGGGTAAATTCATTGGATCAAATGCAATTGATGTTCCATTATCTGATATTTCTACTAAACAATCTATTGTTCCTGTTGAACTTGGTGCTGTTGGTTATAAATATTCTGATGAAGAACTTCGTCAAGCTGCTATGCTTAATCGTCCTTTACCACAAACTAAAGCAAATCTTACAATGCGTGGATTTGAAGAACATGCTCAAGATGTATGTTTTAATGGTGATAGTGTGAAAGGTCTTGAAGGTTTCTTAGATAACTCTAATGTTCCTGCAGCTTCTGTTGTTAATCCTGGTTCAGGTACTGAATGGGTAAATAAATCAACTGCTGAAATTTTATTTGATGTAAATGCGTTATTTGCTCAAGTTTTTGAAACAACTAAACAAGTTGAAAAGCCAGATACTCTTTGTCTTCCAACTGCACAATATTCGTTTATTGCTAATACGCCAAGAAGTACAACTAGTGATACTACTATACTTCAATATCTTGTTCAGAATAGTATTTATATTAATTCTGTTGATGATATTAAACCACTTCCTGAGTTAGTTGGAAAAGGCGCTGCTGCAACTGATAGAATGATGGTTTATACAAAAGATATTGATAAAGTTGTTTTCCATATTCCAATGCCATTCCGTATTGAACAACCTGTTCGTAAAACACTTGGTTGGGAAGTTCCTGCAGTTTATAAACTATCAGGTGTTGAATTCCGTTACCCATTATCAGCTGCTTATGCAGATGGTATCTAATTTAAAACAAAGGACGAAAAATGAAAATTATAAATAAAACAAAACGTTTAATTTGTATTCAAACTAAAGAAGGACGTGTAGACGTTCTTCCAGGTGTTATCACTGATAACAAATCTCTTGACAAACTTAAAGGTAAAAACAAAATCTTTGATCATTATCTTGAGAGCGGTGATTTTAAAGAAGTTGGTGGATCTAAGGGTCCAAGTGAAAAAGAACTTCTTACAGCTGAAGCAATTGAACTTGGTATCGAAAATGCCGATAAATTAAGTGTTAAAAAACTTAAAATAGCTATTCATGAAGCTAAGCAAAAATTAGAGGATGAGGCGTAAGCCTCATTCTTTTACTACTAAGGTAATATTATGGCATTAAATTGTGGACCAACAGAGTTCAAAGCACGTTTCCCAGAATTCAGTACCATTACAGATCCTCGTATACAAATATTCATAGATGACTCAATTTTGCTTATCAATGAAACAACATGGGGTAATCTTTATTCAATAGCAGTATGTTATTTAACTGCACATTATTTAGCATTAGCAGAACAATCTTCAAATGGAGATAGTGGTAGTGTTGGAAATACAGCTTCACAAGCAGTTGATGGAACATCAATTAGTTTCAATAATCCTTCTATGGATACTACTTCACAGGCATTTTATAATTCTACTTCTTATGGTCAGAGATTTTATTCTCTTATAAGATCATTAGGAGTTGGTGTAGCAACGGTTTAATTATGAAACTTACTGTTAATTCATCAAATGGAAAAGATATTAAAAAACTTTTTGATCGTTTATCAAAAGATGGTAGCGTTGATGTTGGTATTTTAACTGGTGAAGGTCAACATAAAGATAGTGATTTAACTGTTGCTACAATAGGTTTTTTCCATGAATTTGGAACAGTTGGTGTACCTGAAAGAAGTTTTATTAGATCAACTATTAATGGTAAATCTAAAGAAATTAAAAAAGTTGCAAGAGCTCAATTCAAATTAGTTTTAAATGGTAAAACAACTAATGAAAAAGGTTTAGGTATTCTTGGTGCTTTTACAGCTGGATTAATTCAACAAACATTTACAAGTAATGATTGGCCAGCAAATAGTGAAACAACTGTTACGCTTAAGGGTAGTTCAAAACCTCTTATAGATACAGGTCAACTTAGACAATCAATAAGTTATAAGGTTAATACATGAAAAACGATGTTAGTAGAGCTTTATTAAGATGGTTAGAGCCTTTAGATATTATTAGAAAAGATGTTGGTGATTATGTTAATGGTGATTGGGTTAATGGAGGAGATATTGTTGTTCCTATTAAAGCAGTTATTCAAAATGCTAATCCTGATGATTTAATATTATTACCTGAAGGAACTAGAACAACTGAAGCGGTAAAAATTCATACAACTTCAATTATAAAAACAGTTTCAGAAGTTGGTGAAACAGATGCTGATCAATTTGATTATAATGGATCAAGGTATCGCGTCTATGACGTTTTTACACGTAAGATAGGTAATTATGTTAAGGCAGTTGCAATAAGGATTAAGACATGACATATAATGCTTTAAAACAAAATATTAGAACATGGATTGTTAATACTTTAAATATTGAAGTTATTTTTAGCCATGGATCAGGTCCTAGACCAAAAAATCAATATGCTGTTATGAATATTTTATCTATTGAAAAACTTATTGAAGATGTTAGAACTGAGACACGCTTAGTAGGTGGAGAAATTCAAGCCGATTATAAAGGTGTTAGAAAAGTTATTGTTTCTATTAATATTTATAGAGATAATACTAATGAACAAATGATTAAATTAAGAAGTTCACTAAGTAAAATATTAACTCAAGATTATTTCAATAATTTAGATATTGGTATAATTGAACCAAATCAAATAAATCATATACCTGAGTTAATAGGTAAAAGTTGGGAAAATCGTTCTCAATGCGACTTTATGTTTAATTATATACCAACAGTTGATGCCGATATTGATATTAGTGAGATTAAGAAAATTGAAGTTACTAACGAAATTAATGGTGAAGTAATCAATGTTCAATAAACATGGTATAATTAACAAATCAAAATAGGAGTTTATAATGGCAGAGAAAAGAGCTATCAAACGTTTTGTAGACGTCGAGATAAAAAAAGATACGCCTAGTGTATCAGCTGCTTCTTTTGGAATACCAATTCTAATTAGTAACAGCAATGTAATTACTACAGCACAACGTGTAAAAAGATTTACAACTTTAGCAGGTGTTGAAACACTATTTGCTAAAACAACAGAAGAATGGAAAGCAGCTGATGCTTACTTTAGCCAAGATCCTTTTAATGAAAATCAACCTGAAGAACTTTTAATAGGTCGTTATGTTGATGCAAATAGTTCAGCTGTATTAGAAGCAGGTGAAGAACCTCTTACTGATATTGACGCATGGAAACTTATTACTGATGGTGA